GGAATACCACCGCCACCACCAAGGAAAGGAACACCCCTACAACTACCCAAAAACCCTATTAAGAAAAATGTAAAACAAGAAACAAATGAACGATATAAACCACCAACGTTACAAGATATATTATCAAAAAGAAATATGTTAAAAAAAGTAAAAATAAAAGAAAAGAATAAACCAAGTGAAAAATCTATAGATGATGATGAGAAAGAAGAACCGTTAGCAAACTTTGATGTATTTAAAAAAAGAATTTTAAAAACATTTAAAATTCATGAATTCTCATAATAGTATGGTTATAAATCATCATATCATTTAAAGAAGTGTTTAATAAATCAAAAGAGTCATTAGTAGAAAAAGAAAAAGCAACATGACCAATATTGAATTTGATTTTAAAAGGAATATCATGAAAATTTTGAAAATGTTTAATAAATTGAATTAATTCATGAGCTTTAGAAAGAACAGACCATTTAGTATCTAACTGAATACCATTTTGAAAAACAAAATGGATAACTTTAAATTGATTAACGAATTGAATGTTAGAAGAATGTATATGTAATTCAGTAGTTTCATTATTATTTTGTGGGACATCATACACAGGATGTCTACACAAAGGGCAAGTATTACGACGATTTAACCAATTAGTAATACAATGTTCATGAAAAGAATGTTCGCAACGCAATTTAACACAAACATTGTTTAAAGGTTCATAACAAATAGAACAATGATTAGATTCGATAAAATTAGATTCATTAATTTCAAAACGTTCTAAAGAGTTAATAATATTAGATGGTGTATTAGTAGGTGTTTCAGGTTCATTATTATTAGGTATTCTATCATCAGAAAAAATATTTTGATGACTAACACGATTCAAATTCAAAAATTGACGTTCACTTGTATTTAAATTAATACTAAACATTTAAAATATATACATATAATAAAATGGAAATTATAACGTTAGCTCTAATAATATTAATATTAATAGTTTTAGGGTGTAAAAAAACATGCATTAAAACAAAATCAAAAAAAATATATATAATATTTGGAACCAAACATTGTGGATACACTGTAAAACAAATAAAACATTTAGAAAACAAAAGAAAAATGGAAGAATTTGAGTATCAAGATATAAGAAATAATAAAGAATATGAAAAATTAAATGTAGATGGAGTGCCGTGTATATATAATAAAAGAACCCAAAAACACATAGTAGGATATCATGTATATAAGGATATCGTAAATAAACTAAAATAAAATAATATAAATAATAAGAAATGATTAAATCAAATACTATACATTTGATATTATTATTAATTGGAATGCAAAATGAAGTAGACAGTCCAAAAATAGACAGAACACTTATAAGAGTTGGGATAAAACCGTATATATTATTATATACACCGTTAATATTATTAATGAAAGCCAATAATTTAATGATAGAACAAATTTTTATAGCATATTCATATTTCATTTTTCTAAATAAAATGACTAATATAACATTAGGAAAAACAGAAATAAAAAATAAGATATATCCTTTAACATTGTTAGTATTAATAACAAGTTATAGTTATGGTATTATACCAAGAACATACACAAGTATAGGGATAATATATGGAATAAAAATTATATTAGCATTATCATTAAAACAACATGAAAAAACAAGTTTATTTGAAATATACAATAATTTTATAATATCGCATATATTATTTTTTATTACAAAATTCTAGATTACAATTAATAATAAAATATTCTAAACAAATCAATTTTTTAGAAGCAGAAACACACATTAAATCGGCATTATGAGCATGATGGAATAAATTAATAGAAATTGAAATGTCATCAGTTTTACAATATTTGATGATATTTTTAATAATTTGAATATAGTCTATATTATAAGAAAGAAGTTCATATAAAGAATCTTTCATTTTTTGAAAGTTTTTATTAAATTTAATGAAATCTTTAATAAAAACATATGCGTTATGAATTGAATCTAACTTAGTATTATAAAAAGATAAATTATACATTTGAAATTCTAAAGAAAGGGGTAATCTATAACAAAAAGACCGACTTTGGATACTATAATCAATATTATTAATTTTAGAAGAAGTTAAAATAAAAATAGAAGAATTAGAATATTTTTCAATAATGCACCTCAAAGAAAGTTGAAGAAATTTATTAAGTAAATGGAAATTATGTAAAATAATATATATTTTGTCCAATTTAAGAGTATCAGAATTGATACTATAGGAAGAACAAGTTTGTTTAATAAAATGAATTAAATTATTTTTACTTTGTTGTTTTATAGTGTCGCAATTAATTTCTAACAAAGTATTATTACGTTTATAAATAATAGTTTCTTCGTTAATTTTAATAGAAGAAACCGGTATTTTACTGATCTTATCATTAGGATACAGAGAATTAAAAATACATTGAATTAATAATTTTTTACCGGAAGATTTAGGTCCATACAAAATCAAATTCAAAGATTTTTCTGATATAATATTTTTCAAAATGGTAGCATGTTCGTGATTAAAAGGAAGATTTTCTAAGGAATCAAACAATTTAATATTCATAAATATAACAAAGATTTAAAGCTTAAGTTTTTTAATTTTTAAAAGTTTCCAAGAACTAATATAAGAATGTGAAGAAGTATTAGAACTAAAACAAGCATGAGAAATATCACAAGAAACCAAATCATTGATTAAAAAATCATAACAAGACATAAAATGACCGTCTTCATCGAAAGAAGATATTTCAAATTTTTTATAACGATAAGGTATTTTACAAATTAAAATATTAGGTGTAAGGTCTAAGTCACAATTTGTAAACATAGATTTTTTGAAAAAGGTATTTGAAAATTTTGAAATAAAAGCTTCATCAGTTTTATGAATAGAATCAATAATATTATTATCAAGTATTTTAATCATAATATACCATTTTTTATTAACTTCGTATGGTTTTCTAACAATAGAACAACGAACATCATTTAAAAAGAATTTATCTTTAAAATAAAAAATAGGAAGTGATGAAAATTTAATGGGACAAGATATAATATCCATTAAATTACTTAAGTAAAAAAATCTTAAATATTTTAAAAAGATGCGAAAAAAGGCAGTAGAAAAAATAAAAGAATATATAACCGATGAAAAAAAAGTAATAAATATAGAGAAAAGTATATATAATTGGTGTATAGATAATTCATCCAAATTATATATAGAAGCAGATTGGGAAAATAAATTATTTAAACATTTATATACACAAAAAGTGATTGATGTACTAGAAAATTTAAAAAATACAAATATGAAAGAGAAAATAACATGTAAAGAATTGTTATCAAAAGATGTAGGATATTTTAAATATAATGAATACAATAATGAAAAATGGAAACCAATAATACATGAAACAAATATAAATGAGAACGATGGGATATTTCAATGTAAGAAATGTAAATCTAAAAAGACAACATATTTTAGCTTACAAACAAGAAGTGCTGATGAACCGATGACGAATTTCATAACTTGTTTGAATTGTAATAATAGATGGAAAATGTAATAGTCGTAAAAATAAAAATAAATTAAAAATAAATTAATATTAAGATGTTTGTAGATAATATTGTATATCAATATTTATCAATGTTTTTAGCAACAACATTTTTAGTACCACAAATATATTCATCATATTATAGTTCTTCAGCGAAAGATATTAGTACAGTATCGATAATTTTTATAATATTTTCATCAACATTATGGGGATTATACATGTATGAAAAAAATTTATTAGTATATACATTTTGTTCTTTTTTTTTAACAATAAATGCGTTGATTTTATCTATGATAAAAATATATACATTTGCTGGTAGAGTAAGAGAACATTATAATTCATTTGAGCAACCAACAAGCACAGCAATACCAGTACAAGTTCAAGCCCAAATTTAATTTTTAAAATTTTCAATTGTCTTAAGATGAAAAATAATTCTATTCAATGATTTATTTTGTAAATTTATATCATATTTAGTATTTGAATTTATAACAAATGTTTTATCTAAAATAATAGTATCATCCAAATTAATAGTATTTTCAAGAGTATAACCATATAAGAAAATTTGAGAATTATACCCACACATAATTGACACAGATGTTAAATTACTATAAGAACTTAAAGATAAACGAATATTAGAATAATTATATAAATTAGTATTAGTAAAACTTAAATAAGAAGTAGTATTGTTATAATTTATATGAATAATAATAATTTCTCTATAATTTAATAAACCATCATTTTTATTATTATAAGATACCCAGGAAGGAAAATATACATCATCACAAGCACTATATTTCACTGTGAAACCTATATCATGTAACATACCAGCAGAAATAGTACTTAATATTTCAGGTTCGTTATCGTTTTCTGATATACCAGTCATTAATTCTCTATCTAAACCAGGATGATGAATACCATCATAATAACGATTACCATTTTCAGATTCTATACCTTCTTCTAAATGACCTCCTGATGTCCCTTGTCCATAATCTTCTTCTATAGGAATACAAGTTAAATTGTAATTACCCATATTAATTCTATATTTTTCAAGACCATTTTTACCAATATATTTATAACCATTTATTAAATGTTTCCTTTCTGTATTAGAACCGGGATTATAAAATAATGTACCTATACCTAAAACATGACCTATTTCATGTAATAATGTATAATATGCATTAGTATTACCATCGGTTTTTTTTATGTTTTTTTGATTATTCCATGTTATAGTGTTTAATAAAATTGTACCTTCTATGGGTAATATATTTCCATCATCCATAGAAAAGTAATTTTGTATATAAGCAGAACCTAGTACATTAGGACTTAATTCTTTAAATTCAATATTTAATAACATATCTTGCATTAATGAATCTATAACAGGACCATATATAATTTTGCTCCATTTATCAATTGCTTTATTAATAATAATAGTATCATCATCTGTATAATTTCCAATAATATTTGCTCTCATTCTATATTTAGAAATTCCAAAAATATCATTTAAAGGTAATCCAATATTTTCAATATAATCTTTCAAATATATACAACTATTTATTATATTAATATTAGTATCAACAGTATAAATTTTGAAGTTTTCGTTTTTTTTTATTTTATTTATATGAGATATAATTCTGTATTTAAATATATTAGATTCTAAAGTTTCATCTATATATGTATCATTAGCATTACAAGTAATTTGAACGCGATTAGTATTTTCAAAATAAGTTTCTATATAGAGATTGAAAATATCATCAAAAACATTTACTAAAATTTCTGGTTGTTCTAATATGTTAATTTTGATGGAATAATCATTATATTTATTTAATTTGTATCTATTATTTTTATTAAAATTAATTTTTTTATGTGTTATTTCAGAACTACATATACAACCTTTATCACTTTCGTTCATATTCATCATATCTATATCTGAATTCGTATGTATAAAAACACGTCCATTAATATTTTCATTAATTTTAAATTTAAAATTAGAGCTCATTTAAAATAACATGGAAAAAACGTTGAAAGAATTTATTGATATTTTTTTCTAATTTAAAATAACATGGAAAACGCGTTGAATAAACAAATGGTTGCAAGATTTGCTAAAAGATATGAAAATTTAGCTGCTGAACGACCAAAAACAATGGTTATGAGTCCACCAAAAAGATCCAGTAGATTAAGATTGCGTAAAGCTCCTCCAAAAAATAACATACCCGCGTCTTTACCAAAACGAAAGTCTCCAACAAAACGAAAGTCTCCGTCTCCAACAAAACGAAAGTCTCCGTCTCCAACAAAACGAAAGTCTCCGACTCCAACAAAACGAAAGTCTCCGACTCCAACAAAAC